TGGTCTGCATATTTCCCAAGCCCAAGCACAGAGTACCGGCCAGCGGCTGGCAGTACAGTGTCGAGAAGGTCAAAGTTAGACATATCTTTTCTTTTAGGGACGGCTACGCAGGGGGCCGAAGCCCCCGTACGCGCACGGATTTATTTTTTCGCCTTGAGGCGCGGAAGCAAACGCTCAATACGTTCACAGTGGGCGCGGCTGGGGGAGGTTGTCCCCCAAAACCAGTTGTAGATGGTGGCTCGACTTACATCGAGTTTCCCAGCTATCTCGCTCACAGGAATGTTGAGTTTTATGCAAGTACGCCCAAGGACAACGCCCCACGACTCATCATCTGCCGCCTTATTGGCCTCGACAAGTTGGAAGCTGTATCCGTAGCTCATTGCTTACTCCTCGTCAGACCAAGCCTTAACCACGTCATCCAGACCCTTCTTCACAGTGGGGGTAGGTGTAGCAGCTTTAGTGCTTTCTCGTTTGACCGGCTCGGCAACTTCGGCGGTAGCTTTCGGAACAGGAGCAGCCAGAGCAGGGGTACGGCCAGACATATCCGCTTGATACGGAGTCATGGTGACCATCTTCTGCACTTCGGGCTTCTTGGCAACTTCGCTCGTCACTGCGTACTGGTCTTTGTTGATGAACCGAGCAGGTGTGAACAGGATGGACTGGTTGTCGTTGTTCTCGTTAAAGCTCAGCGTAGTTACAACGTAGTCCAAGCTCTTGCCGTTGTTGGCCAAGTACTTGGTGTAGTTCTCAAAGGTGTGGGTGTTGTCGGCAGTGCCATCACCAAACAAAGACTTCGAGGCCAAGTTCAGTTGATAGACTTCACCTTCCAAGGAAGTACCAAAGTCTTCCACCAAGTTCACAGCAATACGGCGTGAGTAGCGGCAAGCCTTAGAAGTGCCTTGGCCCGAACCTTTAATGTTCTGAGCGCAGGTGTCGCAACGGCTAGCTTGCGGGGAAGCGGAACCAGCGTCAGGCGCTACGCCATCATTAGAGAAACAATCTGGGGCGCTCGGCTCGGCATCAGGTGTCCACGGCTTCACATAGAAGATACGACCGACTTTAGGCGATGCGCTCACGATGACGACTTCAAGGTCGCCTTTAACTTTACCCATTTCTTCGCCGCCGACCATCTTGCGGAAAATGCCGTTCTTGGGCACGATGCGCTTAACGCCGCTCTTGCCAGCGAGGGCTTTGGTTAAATCACTGACGCCAGCGGTTTGCAGGAAGTCAGGCAGGTCTTGGTTCAAAAGTGCAATGTTGCTCATTTTTCAATTCTCCGTTTAAGATTTTGCTCGTCGGACGACGATTGTGTATTCGTTCTCAACATTCAAGCCCATCGGCATAACGTCAGGGTTCTCGTTAAGAAAGTCCTTCATGTTGGTTTGATGCAAGCGTTTCTCCAGCAAGCCGAAGGCGTCATGCTCCTTGATGAAGTTGTACATAGAGTCCCAATCGCCAGTCCAGTATTTCGACTTGACCGAACGAATGATCGTTCCATGTGGGGTGCGGATGCTGTCTGCGTTCATCTCTTTGCAGGTGTCGAGCATCTGCTCGGCCAGCATCTTCTGCTGTTCTTCGAGGTCTTTATCGACGTTCTCAAACTCGCGTTTGTTCTCGGCACGTTTGTCTCGAATCTTCAAGTAGATCGACGTAAGCTGATCTAGGTCTGGCCGTTCGGCCACTTCGTTCTCTTCACTCATCTAACGCTCCTTTAGTTAATTAAGGTGTGAGCGGGGTTGGTTCGCATAAAGCAGCGTGTTACAAACCAACATGGAGATGTTTACAACGGCGCTAACCCGTTGCCCAACCCCACTCACGAAACCGACTATACCACATCTTTAGACATTGTCAATAGCTTCTGAAGAAATTTCTTGTCGGTACAAATCGATGATTTGTTGGTGGTTGGTCACGTTCCCCCGAAGCATCGAGTAGACTCGGCGCTCGGTTTGGCTCCCACAGATATGCACAATGGTCATTGGGTTGACCTGACCGGGGCGGTCAATACGCGCATTGGCTTGGAGGTAGGTCTCCACGCTGGTACAGGGAGCGTACCAAATGATTGTGTCGGCTGCTGTAAGGGTAAGCCCGTGTGACGCAGCTTGCGGTTGGATGATAAGCACTTTGATGGTCGGCTGCTCTTGGAAGTTCTTCACAATGTCCGAGCGGCGGTTCACAGACACAGCGCCGTTGATAACTTCGCAGGTGATCTTGTTCTTGGTCAAGTGGTTCTTGAGCATCTCGATGGTGTGCGTGAACGGGACAAACACCAGCACCTTGTTGCTGCTCTCGTCGATGACTTCCTGCACTACGTTCATGCGGCTGGACACATCAAACTCCAGCACCTCACCCGTATCGGTGTAGACCGAGCCGCAGGAAATCTGAAGCAGCTTGCTCATCTTGGTCGCGGCGTTCACAGCGGAAACTTCTTCGCCTGCTGCTTCCAACAGCATCTCCTTCTTGAGAATGGCGTAGTACTTGGCTTGCTGCGGAGTCAACGGCGCATCGCGGTCAATGTAGGTCAGAGGCGGCAAGTCAATGCAGTCCTTCTTCTCGAAACGAATCGCCGGTTGCAAGATGCCGTGTACCGTGTGCTTGGCTGTCGGCTTCGGAATCCACTTGAACTTGGTGAGTTGGTGCATTACCAAGTCGCGGTACTGGCCGTAAAACATCGGCACACCCTTGGGGTTAATCAACTTGCCCAAGCCATACGCATCCATTGGGGACTGCGCCGCTGGCGTACCCGTCAACATCCACAAGCCCTTCACAACTTTGTTAATGTCACGCAGTGTCTTCCAGCGGGTTGTCTGTGCGTTCTTGTAGGCCGAGGCTTCATCAACCACAATGAGGTCAAACCCACCATTGATGATTTCGTTCTTCACAATATCTACGCCGTCGAAGTTGATGATGACAAACTCAGCGCCGGTCTTGATGATTTCCTTGCGCTTGTTGGAACTCCCGTGGGCTATCGATACCGTGCGATGGATAGCAAATTTAAATAGGTCCTGCTGCCATGCTGACTTCATTATCGACAACGGGCAGATGACAAGCACCCGTTTAACAATCCCACGCTGCATCAAATAGTCCACCGCCCAGATCACCGATGCTGTCTTACCCGTACCCTGCTCGTTAAAGCAGAACGCCTTGCGGTTGGTAATGAGGAACTCGGCGGTTACCTTCTGGTGGTTGAATGGCTCGAACCCGTGGGGGCGCGGCCACTCGTAATTTTCTAAACTCATTGTTTGCTCTTTCAATCTAACGTAATCAAAGTTTAGACTTGTTTCTAATTTTTTAACTTTGGAAAGGCGGGTAAAGACATGGTCGTGTTCTTCTAGCTCTTCAGCGTCAAGCGGCACCCACTTTCTGCCGAACACCAAAAGCCAAATGCCTTCGTCTGTCATTTCTTCTTGGGCTTGTTGACTTTTACGGTGTGGTCAGAATTGCGGCTGAACGAACGGTTGGCGCTCGGAGACTTCAGCTTCAAGTTGCTCGGCGCGTTAGTGCCGCCCTTGCTCAATGGCACGGCGTGGTCAATGTCTTTGCCTGTGCGGTCAATACCTTTTTTGTCCATCTCGTTACGAGCACGTTGGCGCTCCATGCGGTTAGGCAGTTCGCCTCGCTCAACTTGTTGGGCGTACTCTTTTTTATAAGGACGGGGTTTGTTCACGTATGGCATGGTCTACCTTTTGGATGTTGTGAGTGTTGAGGTCTTCGTGGGTCAAGCCAAACTCTTCGGGGGTTGATTCCCAAAGCGGCTTGCGCTCCTCATTTTCAATCAATTGCAAGTGTTTGCCAATTGTGATGCTGATTTCCATCAACATGGATTCTTTCTGCTTGGCAAACTGTTCTCGCATCTCGTTGCGTACCATATCGGACACAACGCTCTTCATTACTTCACGTACTCGGCGAGCCAACTCGTTCTCAAGAATTAGGGCTGCATCCGTCTTTTGATTTGTCATCGCTTTTTTCTCTCTTAGTATTTGTTCATTTGATTGGTTATCACATGTTTGATCTTTTGCTCTGCCTCGGTGGACATAATGATGTGATTTCGCATGTAGTTTGCAAAAGGGCCTTGAGAGTTGAGTTGCATCTCGTCCAAGACCGTGGTGAGGATTAGGTCTTTCACATCCTCGTGCAGCTTGATGTAAGCTGCCACTACGTTTTTTTCTTCGTCTGTCATTTTTAATTTCCACGAGTTAAGTCGAGGTCATTTGCGTGTTGCGCCATTTGTGCAGCTAACTTTGTAAGCGCTTCGGAATGTCTACGTAAATTACTAGATGCCGCAGTAGGAACCAAGCGAAATCTAGAGTAATAGTTGAACGCTATATCGGGGTTTCCGTCAGCTAACTTAGAAATATCTTGCGCGGTTGACATAGTCATAGCCGTAGCGCAGTCCATGCAGAACAAAAAATCTTTTGCTTTATCGGGGTTGTAAACAACTCCAACGTCGTTTATCAACATAGGCTTTTCGCAAGCCGTGCATTTGCTAATACCATTAAAAAATATATCCGGTGTTAAACTCATTTTTAGCTCCTGTTGTACTCACACTGCTTCACTGCGCAGAATCGGCAGAGAGGGCCGCTCACTGGATTCCACACCCCATTTTCTAACGCCGCCTCGATTCTTGCAACATCTTGGCTAGGCTTCTCCATGTACTTGGCTACCATCTCGGCATGGTGCGTAGCCTTGACAAACTCTTTGCTGACCACAAACAACAAGGCCGACTTGATCTTCTTGATCTTGGGGTACTTCTTGAAGATGGCCGTGGCCACCAAATCAAGCTGCTTTACGTCAGCATACCGAGCGTTCTTGCTAGTCTTGTAGTCCACCGACCACGCCAACTCTTTGTCCTCGTCCAGCACAACCAAGTCGGCAATGCCACGCCACCATGCTTCAGGTGCGTCAAACGCGCATGGCTCAAGGTCTTTGGTCAGGCCAAGTTGTTCTTCACAAAGTTTGATCCCGGGGATGGCAGCTAGAGCATCCAGCGTATCCCTAAGATATTCAAAGGCTGGTGGAATTTCTACCCCGTTACGGATGTATTCTTCCGCAACAGTGTGCGCCGACTTGCCGTACAGCGTAGCCGTAGTGTCTGACTCCTTGATGTCCTTGATTACCTTGGTGTGGTAGTACTTCTTCGGGCACTGTTGGAACGTCTTCAGGCTACTGAAAGACCATTTAATTTGATTCATCTTTGGCGCTCCTGCATGTCTTTGATCGAGTTAATCATCAGCTTCGTCTCCGCAAGGGCAATGAAGCCCTGCTCAATCGCCTCGGCAAAATTCTTCTCCAGCATCGCGTCATGCGCCGCTTTCAGCGCGTTCTCAGCCAACATGCAAGGCCGTGCGTAATCAACAATCGCCATACGATTCTCCATATCCAGATTCACAGTTAAGGGGTAGCTCCAGACCCCACTTAGGTCTGAGGCGCATGCAGATTTCAACGTATTCTTGCGCGGTAGCAACCTCGGCGGTCGGCACAATACAGGCTACGGCATCATGCACGGTCATCACGACTCGGTACTTCTTCGCAATCATCAACATCTGGTCACCAATGATAATTCGAGCCAAGGCTTGGCACACGTTCTCGATCAGCTTCCCGCCGTAGATGCGGTTGGGGATGATAGCTCGGCCTTTCTTTGTGTCGTACACAACCTCGACCCTGTCTGTTTCTTCGTCAGTTTTCTGGCGCAAGTTGGGGTAGCGGATGTACAGGCCGTTGGGCAAGCGAACGCCGTCTTTGCCTTCGATCTTCAGAACACCGCCGCGTCCTAACATTGTTAGCTGCCCCCTCAGAATTGCTTCAATCGCGGTATTCGCCTCTTTCCACAGTGCAGTAATTTTCGGGTAAGTATCTCTGTACGTATCGATAATTCGCTTTGCTTCTTCAATCGTAATTTCAACACCAAAATTCTTAAGTTGTGCCTGAAACTTCGCCGCCCCCATGCCGTAACCGCAACCAAGAATCGTAGTTTTGCCGACGAATCTTTCATCCTTCGTGATGTCAGCCGCTGCTTTTCCGTAAATCGCTGACGCCATAATTTTGTAGACATCCTCGCCCCTATCGAATGCGTCAACTAAATCGTCTTGGCCAGCTAACCATGCCAGCGTACGTGCTTCAATCTGCGATGAGTCGGAGTCGATCATCATGTACCCCGCAGGTGCAAGGATTGCCTTCTTCAGCGGGGAGATGCGCGGAAGGTTCTGTAGGTTTACGTTGTCAGCCCCGCCCCATCGACCCGTGTGGGCAGCGTAATAACGGAGGGGAACTGGCATTGGCCCTCGCCGAGCAATCCCAATAAAACGCTCTGTTCGGCTCTCCTCAATCGTAGACTTCGTACCCAGCCGTGCGGCAACCAATGCTTGTATCTCCAAATTCTCGTGCCCAAGAAGTTCTTTAAACTCCTCATCCGTCTTTGAGAAGGCATAGGTTTCCTTTCCTGTGGTGACGCTCTTCTTCATCGGCGGCTCAACACCCCACGCACGGAGCAAGTCGGCAAATCGTGGGTTACTCATCAAGTCGTCTTTGTTGTACTTCGCCAGAATGTTGGCCTTGCGCTGTTGCTCCCAAACTAAATGCCTTTCAAGCATGCCCTCGTCCAGTTGTAACACTGGCTCAGTGAACATCTTGATCGTCAAGTCAATCAGGCGCAACTCAGTCGGCGGGAAGTCTTGGCTCATGCAGTTGAACAAATCCCACGTTAAGCGGACGTCGTTCTTACAGTACTCACCATACTGAGCTAGCTGTTGTGCAGGGAAGTCCGTGCGGCGCAACCCCTTGGCATCGTTGACCTCAGTGCCCTTCTCACCAATGTTGTAGAACTCGGCCAAGACTTTAAGACTCCCGCCTACGTTCGTACCGTGAAGCGCTCGGCCCATAGACAACGTATCCAACCAGCCCTTCGGTTTGATTTGAAAGTGCTCAGACAGAATGAACCCGTCGAACATAGCGTTGTGGGCTAAGGCGAGGGACTCACTCCATTTATATTTACCCAAAAATTCCGCAGTCTCGATCATGGTTCCCGTAAACCACTCGGGCTCACCGTCATTGATCTGCACAGCAACACCGATCACCTCAAAGCGGGGATCGCGTACGTATTCCTCAGTAGTCTGTTTAGAGAACCCGAGATCAACGGAGTAGTAGGACTCAAAGTCCACTGTGATGATGTTCATTTGACTAGGTTCTTCAGTTTCTTGAGCATGCCGCTGTCAAGAGTCTCACCGCCCAAAGATAAAGTTCCTGCGCTGCCAACGTTTTCGTAAGCATTTTGATAAGGGTTTGGCTGCGATTGGAGCATAGCGGCTTGTTGCATCTGCGACTTCAATGCAGCGTTTTGCTGCTGTTGTTGACCCAGCATCGGTGAATTCCACGGGGGTGGTATCTCCACTTCATCCTTTGGCATCACTGTCTCTATCGCCCTATGAGTAATCATCAAGCGGCGAACCTTCTTTATGCCTTCGTAGAGAGCGGCCTTCTCAGACTCGGTCATAACCTCACGCACATTCTCGTCAAAAATCCAGCGCCACGGGCTGTACTCTTTATGCACCGTAAAGAAATCTTCGGGGTTGGTCTCCATACGGGCCAAGATAATTTTTACACCTTCGTTCATTTCGCTCATTTTGTTCTCTCCTTACATTCGGCTATGACTTTTTCTAAGTAGTCAAGGTTGTTTTCGTTGATGACACAGGAGTAGCCCCCTGCGGTGTTTATGTCTCGCATGTTCTTCTCTTGCAACGCTGTCGGTACGCCCTTACCTGCCTTGGCTTCGATGCCCACAAAGTATCCGTTCACACAGCACAGGAAGTCAGGCACTCCACTACTGCCGTACCCCGTGCCCATAGGCATAGCGTAGTACGCGCCGTGTTCTTTCAGAATTTTCTTTATCTTCTCTTTTACTTTTGACTCAGGGGTTGCCACTAGGTTGCTCCTTGGTTTTCTTGGGGCGTCCGCGCTTCTTGTCAGAGACTACCCGCTCTTCGGTTGTGAATGTGTGGTTGTTGGCACATCTGCGTCTACGCTCTACGAAAACAACCAAGCTCTTCGTTTGTTCGACTGTCGTCCACGAGTTACAAGTTGGGCACATCAAGTGTTCTTCTCCTCATCCTCATTAAACATTTTTTTAAACGCGGCCCAATCAGGGCGGCGGTATTCCCAGAAATCTACATGTTCGGGGTGTAGCACAACAAACACACGGGCTAAATCCGGCGCGTTATCGTTGCCAATTTTGTACGTCCCATTTATTTCTTTAACTGCGCTTTGATGAACCAAAACCTCCACAATGGTTCGTGCAGAATAATGGTCACGGTTCATGCTTATGAGCTTCAAAGCAACCGCTTCAAATGCCTCAACGACATGCCAATTTTCAATGAACCATTCCTTTGGCTTTTTAAAAAACCGTGGGTTGGTACCAATAAAATTTAAAAACTTCCGTGTTTTGTCTTCCTGCGTCATGCTTTTTTCTCCTTCTTTATGTACTCGGGGTCACGCCAAATGTCAGGTGTTGCCCACGCAAACAGGGCCATCCACATAGTTGCGGATTTGTTCCCAGAGTGGTTGTAGTGAAGTTCGGCAAAGTCAAGCTGGTTCTCGCGCTCTTGCAGCCACCATTCACGGGCGGTTGTAGGTCTGGTCGGGGCTGTCCATTTTTCGCAGTTGTTTACGCTTTTAAGCCCCATCGCGTTGGCTACGGCTCGGTCAAGTGCGGCTCCTGTTAGTTTGCTCATGTGTTCTTCTCCGGTCTTTGTTCGTAGCAATTCATCCCCATAAAGTCATCGGGGTGGAACAGTAGCTTGGGCATCGTTTGGCACTCGCCCTGTAGCATCCCATCTTTTCTTGGCTCATGCTTCACACGAACAAGATGCTTGCAGGTATTGCAGTTGGCCTCGCTCTCGTCAAAATTGCGCTTGGACTTCTTAAAGAATGGCAGTGCAGT